TTTAAAATCTGCTCATCAGCGGTCGGCTTCCGTATAGTCATTAAAAAACGCCCAGGCTCGAAAGATAGACTAATCGGATGCGTATATTCCATTAGAAGTTTAGAAGCCGTCTTCTCGCCAGATTCAGGAGAATAAGTTTCAATAGTTACCTGATTTAATAAATTGGGATCGAGAAAAATTTTCTTGAGTGCCGCATAATCCGTCGCTTTGTCGGAAAATGTGATAGTAATGGTGTCGGAGTCGTCCATCCTTCGCCCCTGAACACTTTCAATATCCATTGGTTGTTTATTGCCGAAAATAACTTTCTGCATATATCTCTTCCTTTCTATCTTACATGTGTGTAGCCGCTCACAGATACAGATCCATCGATATAGCCACTATCATCCGATGTCCATTGAAAATGACCAAAATGCGGATACACATAAATATCGAACCATGTTCCCGGGGGTATATCGACTATCGTGAAATCATGATAATAATTATCATCAAAGAACATTTCCACTCTTCCCCTACCAAGTCCATACTCAAAGAAGGTACCGCTTTCGACAGCGAAAGACGTATCGCTAAATATCACATCGATGTCGACATATGTTCCGGTTGGATTCTCAAATTCCATGAATAACTCCGTCTCCTCGGTTGATGTCGCGAAAAGTGTTCGAATTATTCCGTTATCATTAGTAACAACTTCTCTTAACTCTTGAAGAATCCCATTATCGTTGACTTGTATGTGATAAATGGTTCGCATTATTCCATTATCGTTGGTTTGTATGAGCATTACCAAACACCGCCCCACTGACCGTTCTGCAGCTCGTTGACATTATAATTCCATCCACGAGCAATTGGTAGACGATTTGATATGTCTGGACCGGGGGGCCCTTGAGATCCTGTGGCTCCAGTCTGTCCTGGCGAGCCCGGAGGTCCTTCTGGACCAATCTCTCCACGCTCACCTTGAGTTCCAGTTGCTCCTGGTAATCCATCTTGACCTCTTTCGCCTTGGGGTCCCTCTGGACCAATCTCTCCACGCTCACCCTGTGGACCAGGTAATCCATCTTGACCTCGTTCTCCAGGCGGTCCCTGAGGTCCTGGTACTCCACCGTTGTCTTCTAATTGTTTTTTGACCTCTTCAATCTCATGAAAATTGTGCTCGCAGTCAACAGATAACTCCTCCAATGTTGGATAAGAAAATATCACATTCGATAGTTGCGGATTTCCTTGAATGGCTATATTGGATATGCTGTTAACGGTACTTGGTATTTCGAATTCTGACATAAGCCAAGTATTAGTTGGAAAATCATAGAATGATATTGTAGTCATTCCGTCTGTAAATATAAACATACCCTGGTTGGTTCCAGTAACCTGAAAAGCAATGCTCGAAACTCCACCATCGAATACGATACCAAATACGTCTCCTACGTTTGTATTTATTGGGGTTGTTGGAAATATTAACTTACTTCTTTTCTGTAAAAAGGGAATGGCGGTTAATTCCAGTAATGATATTGGAGTCCACGTTTCTCTTTCCGTTTCATAAACATCAGCTTTATGGCCTAGAGCGATTGTGGCAATTTTTGTTTCTGGATCGACGACCGATTCGCTACTTTCATGATCTGTTACAACAATATCCGAAAGACACGCGCAAGTCCCATCACTTCCTGGTCCTGGAGGGCCCTGAGGACCTTCTGGGCCTATCTCTCCTCTTTCGCCTTGAGGTCCTGGTTGACCCTGAGGACCTTCTGGGCCTATCTCTCCTTGTGGTCCGGGAGGGCCTTCGGGTCCAGTAGATTCATCCATCTCGTCGATCTGTTTTTGTACATTTTGAATGCTATGGAAGTTAAACTCGGGATCCACTATTACTTCTTTAGAAGTCGAATGAGATATTGTAATTCTATTTAATGGCGATACATCACCAGTTCTTTGTATTATGGCATCTATACCTGTAACCCATTGCGGTAATTGGAATTCCTCATGCAGCCATTTTTTAGCAGCAAAATCATAAAGTGGTGTTTGAAATGTTTGTTCAGTAAATACAAACAGCCCGGAGGTTGGCGCGCCATTATACATTAGACTATGAGGAACATATGTTGATTTGAACGTCATAATAAAGGCTCCAACAGTAGTTATATCCAGCGGCTCCGTTGGGAATATCAGTTTACTTCCAGGAGTAAAATCCATACCGGCAAACCAATCAGTAAATGGTATATCGACTCGTTTAATTTTTTCCGTCACGTAGATGTTGGCTTTATCGCTTATATTGATTGTCGCAACGCCTGTATTTGGATCCAACACGGATTCGCTATCCCCATCATCAATAACTTTAATATCTTGAATGAGTCCTACTCCGTCTCCTGAACCCGGCGGTCCCTGAGGACCCTCGGGACCTCTTTCTCCTTGTTGACCTTGAGGACCTTGAGGACCTTCTGGTCCACGTTGACCCATGATGGCGCCTTGTCCAAGAAGAGATGTCCTAACAAGTTTTTTGATTCTGGCCCAATCGATGAGTGACATTGGCATTATAACTCTCTCCATTCTTTTGCGCCATTTAGTATATATGCGGTATCGGTATCGATAACGTAAACGGAAGAACCCATGACAAGGTTTAGTCTCTCGGGATCAACAAGAGCTAACTCGTTTTCATGATCAACGACATATTCATTCATGTTTCCATTATCAAATTTTATTGGGTTCGTTAATTGAACAGCCATGTCTCAACTCCCTTCTACTCAAAAGCATCTTTGTTCGCTTTATAGGCGATATAAGCATCCATCAAAGCGGAAACACTATCAATCTTCTGATCTGAGCGCTTCTTTGATAATTTGCGACCGCCGTTTGTGTCTTCAAGAGTAATAGCGTTACCCATTGTGAATGACATAAGATCTTGATCAAAAACTAACATTCGTTCTTCGGCTAATTTTTTAAGTTCCCCAAGCGGTATTGATTCTGTCTTAACGCCTTGAATAACTTTAACTATTCCAAATGGTCCATTTTCGGATTCCCAACGCTCCACAAACTCTTTAGCGCCATATGGATCAAATCCAAAACAGCGAACATCGTATTCTTGATTCAAAATAAATTTATCGATGTCTTCATAAATCTCTTCATAGTCAAGAATTGCTCCCTCCATGACCATAAGCGATCCATCTTCAAGAAATTGATCGTATTTTAACCTTATTGCGCCTGGGAGTTTCATCATTGTTAATGATGAAATGTAGCATCGAGTCTTGATTCCGAATTTATCGTTTGGCAAAGGGAATAGAAACGTGAATGCCCAGAAGTCGTCCCCCTGCGAAGCATCCATACCTAATGCGCAGGGCATAGACCAGAAATCTCTTCTGCGATGAGGAAGAGTTTCCTCATATGTGAAGAAATATGTATACCCTTCCATTGGTATACCAAATCTTTTAGCGAGAATATCGTTACGAGCGGCTGGGGCTTTTTCGGCTCTATCAACGTCCTGATGATAAGTTGGATATGAAACGGTTTTTCCGAGATTTGGATTTGCTTTCAACCACATAGATGGATCATTAATTTCTTTGATATCATCTAATCTATAATACCAAATAGACACATGAGGATTGATGTAATCTCCTTTGAGAATGTCCATCAATTCCATTTTGATTGTATCACCGCTACTGTTACGAACCGTTCCTTCTGAACTCATTGCGATGATTAACCAATCATCAAGCTTTGTTGCTCCTTGCTCAACTGCACCAACAACATCTTCGCGAATGTCGCCGGATAACCATTCATCAATCGTTGTAATTTTAGGCCTAAGCCCCTGAAGTTTATTGATAGTCATTGCTCGAATTTCAAGAAAGGATCCAGTTAGGAAGTTCTCTATTCCTTTCTTCGTTGATGCTAATTTCTGTCGAAGCATTCGAGACCCGGTAGTATTCTGCAATGATCCTTCGGTTAAGAATGCAAATAGAGGCCCACGAGCACGAGTGATAGCAGTTCGAATCGGGGACATAACTTCGTCGGCTTGCTTCATGGTTGGGGCTGTTGTGACTTGATGAGTTGTTGAGGTATCAACATTTAGATAGTAGCTGTGAACGGTTGAACCATACATGGATTTAGCAGCGCCTCGAGCAACGATTAGATATTGCTTGTTGATTAGCCGCTTTTTTATCATTTTGCGGACATACTTTCCACCATGACCATCTGAATTCGGTTCGTAAACACTTCTTTCCTCAAAGTAATACCAACCGAAGACTTGTTCGCCCCAAAGCTTAAATGTATCAAGAAGAACTAAGTCGCCGCCATCGGTAAGGGTCAATTCACATTCGCAATATTCGATGTATCCCTCAACTGCATCTTCATCATAATATACTCCGGGATTTGCTATCAGATCATCTATACGATTCATCTCCATTGAGACTTCTTTGCATACCGGAATATTTCCACGAAGAACTTCTTCACGGAATTGTCCATAATATTTTGGAGTAGCCGTATTTGATAATCCCATGGAGTGACCTCCTTATTTCTTTTTGATCAAAGCTTCCATAGTAATCTTTACGCTTTGCTCAATCGCTTTATCGAGAACTCGGTTTCCTACTCGACCTAAAACTTTTTGAGCCATTCCTTGTCCAGCGGAGATGTCGGCTTTTGATAAATTTTTATATTGTTGTTCGAGCTGCATTCTTTCGATAGCTACTCTCATCTCTGCATTAGTCAAGCTTATAGGACCTTTAGTTCGGAGTTCTTTTGCTCGTAAATAATCTTCCGTTGGTTTTCCTCTACCACGCACTCGCCCATCCGGACCGCGATCCCGACGGACTCCCCAGCGCATCCCAAGGATTCCGTAATGTTCCAAGAACTTATCCACATTTTCCTGATGCTCAACTTCTTCACTAATATTGGATTCTTCATACCATCCCATTTCTCGATAATGGCGCTTGAGATGGGCTTCGACGGCGCCACTAACAATACCTTGCTGTTGGGCACGAGAATATGAAGCTCGCAATCCAGCTTCGTGTATCACAAGCTGACCATTTCTAATTACGTGATGTGGATATCCAACGCCACTAGCCGAGAAAGAAGTTCTGTTACTTTCTGAATTACTTATTCTATCAGTAACAGCTATTAAATATGTTTCGCTCAATAGCGTTTTGAAATTGGTCTCTTCTAGAAGTCTATCATATAAAGTGGCTCCTGGATTACTCCATTGGCCACTAACGGCCGCTTCTTTCTTATTATTAATTACCATCCATTTTTTACTCCTTCCCCTCAGCTTGAATATTGAGTCGCCATTCAGACTCTTGGCATTGTTTGTTTATTGATTCTACAAGATAGCCCATTTGTGGCGGATCAAAAATGAGTCGAATTTTTTGAGCCATGTAAGTTTTAATAGCTTCCAAATCTGTTCGATCTTCGAGAAAGGAATCCCAGGTTTCGGTTTTGTCTTTAATTTTGAATCCGTTTTCTGGACCGATACTAAGTTGATTAAGAGTCATAAATATCGAGTTGATATGGATTATTAGATCCTTGTCAAAATGCTCGTATTCTTCCTCGATTCCTAGAATCTTTTTTATGGATGTTAGGATACTATTGAGAGAAGAATCATTTTCTAAGTTGAGATCAGCCATGGGCACATATCACCTCTCGTTCTTTCTTTCGGAAGTTGTGCTAATAGCGATTCGTCTCCGTAATGAATCGCATTATGAGTCCTGAGCATTGTTGTAATTAAATTTTCTGGATCAAACACACAATCGTGTCCTTGTTCAATGTTCTCAATTGTTATCGGATTGATGTGATGAACCATTGGTCTTGAAAATATCTCTCGGCCTAGAGCTCCTAGATCACATCCATTGTCACGAATTAATATTCCATCTCGACAGCATCGCCATTCTCTCGATAGATAGAGAGTTTGATTTAAATATCGCTCAAAGCCGAAAGTCGCTTTACCAACGACTCCACCAATCTTCAAATAACGAAATCGTTCTTCAAAAGTAGGCAGAAGGATTAGCTCAGAATATGTTTTAGTCAATTCCTTCATCTCCTCTCATACCAGAGTACGAGCGCATAGCATTAATTGCTTTAGTATATAACTCATGCATATCTTTTCCAGACTGAATTGCGCCCGTCTTTGCTTGGATCAATTCTTTCTGCAATTCGAGAATATCTCTCTCTAGGCGATTCGTACTCGACCCAAGTTTTAAGTAATGACTGATTACTTGAGAGCTGGCCGTACCATTTAACAATTGTTTCTCGGCTAAATCTATAGCTAAAGAGACTAATTGATTCTCTCTTCCCTCGGGTGTTGTTGCTGGAGGACGCTTTCTCGATTGTTTCGGTAATGATTCTTTCATAGTTTAGCCTCCCTTCGAATATAGTTTGAGGTGATTAAAAACCAGCGTCAGACTCTTGAAAGGAGCTCGGGCTCACCAACCCGGAGAAGAGAATATCTAATCAGACGCTGGCTTTTAGACACCCCAAAAATCGAAGGGAGGCCTAAAATTTTACCCCCGGAGAAATTTTTGGG